GTAAGGGGCTATGTACGCATATAAAGGGTACTCGTCTTTGCTCATCAGCGCAGCACGAACAATGTCATTGATAGCTGCTACCGTCTTTCCTGCTCGTCTGTGAGCAACAAGACAAGCCCAGCGTTCTGTTCTGTTGTGGAATGGACTAAACGCTTTGCGAGGTGTGTACGGAAGCGTTACTTCTCGTCTTGCCACTTGACCACCAGCTCAATTGGGCCATTGTCCGCACCAACGTGTTCTTGTCTTGCTAGTTTGGGGACATGGTATTCAGCTACAGCCATAAAGCAATCAAACGCTTGTTTTGGCAAATCTATGACCAAGCCAACAAAAGCGAGGGTGAATGGTTTTGTCTAAAGCTCACAGCGTCAGAATCAGGGTTATTGCCAGCTACAGAGCTTAGTGCTGCAAGAGCGCAGATTAGACGTATCTTTGCACCCGTCACTAACTCAACGGTTAATTCTGCTTCGTTTGAGCTTTTCAGTACAGGTGCAGCAAAGTGCTTGAGGTAGTCCCAAGCAACAGACTTAGCTTGACTGCGATAAGGTGCTATGTACGCATAAAGAGGGTATTCGTCCTTGCTCATCAATGCAGCACGAACAATGTCATTGATAGCTGCTACCGTCTTTCCTGCTCTACGGTGAGCAACAAGACAAGCCCAGCGTTCTGTTCTGTTGTGGAATGGACTAAACGCTTTACGGGGTGTGTACGGAAGCGTTACTTCTCGTCTTGCCACTTGACCACCAGCTCAATTGGGCCATTGTCCGCACCAACGTGTTCTTGTCTTGCTAGTTTGGGGACATGGTATTCAGCTACAGCCATAAAGCAATCAAACGCTTGTTTTGGGCCATACCTCTCATCCATAGCTATCTGCTCAAGCCAAGTCTGAAGTAGGTGTGAATTACCATCTACAAACGCTGCTATAGCCTCTCTAGCCTTCGTTGTGCTTTTGTTAGGGATACCAGCAGGTCTACCTGCGCCTTCCCTCTTGCCACCCTTGATAGGTTTTGTTTGTTTTTCAATTGCCATATCTTTTCTCAATTGTTGTAGAGCTTTAGATAGGTTAATTATATCTTACTTATTTAGCTTATCAAATTCTTGCGTTAAAAGGTCTTTTCTTGTTGGTCTACCGTTGCGCTCAAGAATTTCAACTGTTTCTGGTCTAAAGCTAACAAAATTGGTTGTTCCTTGCTTAACGCCTCTACTTCCTGCATCTAAATATTTGATGCCTGTAACACCAAGTGAATTAAAGTATTCTGAAATTTCTTTAGGCGTTGCTTCATTTTTGCCAACTAAATCGCCGCCAAACAATTTGTTTTTGTTTGCTCTACTGAGTGCATCACCAATATTTTTATCACCAAAGAAACTGCTTTTGTCTTTAAGCAAAGCCTGTATCTCAGGATTTTGTTGGCTAAATGGCTTATTCCAATCAAGCATCATTGGTATTTGTTCGTCAGGAATGTCTGCTTTGTAAAGAAATCCTTGAGTGCCTTTGATGTCTTTACGATTGATGCTTTTAGCAGTTTCCAACATCTTTTGATAATACTCAGCACCACCCATCTCTAATGCGTAAGGTTCTTTTGCTGCTGATGCTCGTAAACCTTCTTTAGCTACCTGCCTTGCTGTTGGCGCACCTTGATGATAAGTAAGTCTTACTGCGTGTCCAACCGGATCAAATGTTCTGCCTTCCACCATTTGTGGGTCAAGAAATTGTTGACCTTTGTATTCATAGGTAATGGGGTCTGTGCCACCAGAAAGACGTTTTCTATAACCTTCCGCTACTTTTGGGTTTTCCGCAAAGTAAATTCCGTGTCCAAACGCTTGTGCGCCTTCACCAGTACCTACTTTGTTTAAATCAAAATTGCCTTTAATTTGATTTGGTGTTCCGTGATAGACATTTAACGCTAAATCTACACCACCTTGCCCTGTTGGGTTACGCAACGCTTTACCTGTCGCTATTCCGCCCCCAAAGGTGTTAAGCGCAAAGTTTGCAGCTTCTTCACCTGCATTAAATGTTGGGTCTGTGTTTGTTCTTGCACGTTCTGGTGCTGTAAACGCATTGAGTGCGCCAGCTAAGATACCGGGCAACGCTAACTCACGTTTGTTAAATACTGACCCTTCCATCGTGTCACGGAATGGCAAAAAGGTTGCCCGACCCTCCATTGGTAACTGTTTTTTGTACCAAGGTTCACCTGCTTCAATAGCGTTAAATGCGCTAAGTTGAGTAGCTAAGTCTTTTGGGTCAGCCATAATTCACCTATCGTCTACGCATCATTTCTAGGTCTTTGTTGCTCATTGCGCCTTGACCCAAGCCTTGTCCCATGTTTGCGGCTGGCATTGGCGCAGACCTTTGCATATTCTGTTGCTGCATATTGCCGCCCAGCATTGGGACAGAACTATTGTTTTGGTAATTTTGTGGCATTTGACCCATTTGATCCATGCCGCTGTAGGATGGTTGAGCAGCCATTTGTTGCATCATTTGCGTGTCTGCGTTGCTAGATGCACCTTGAAATCCTTGCATTATTTTTTGCATTTGCTGCTGTTGCAGCATTTGTGCCAACTTTTGTGCTTCTGGGTTTTGCACCATGTCATTCATAATTGCACCTATTTTAAGAAGCGTAGTTTGTAAGAAGTCGAATCAATCAAAGCAAGTATCTCATCTACGATGTTTTGCAATTGGCTGTCCTGCGGTAATTCTTTGCGGATTTCTTGCACAAAGTCACTAAGACTTTTTAGGTATCGTTTTGGATTAGTCGCAACATGAAAGTCGCTTGGATAAGTTTTAATCTTATCGTGACAACCTTGATACGCTTCTGTAAAGTTATCCACAAGGTCAGTAATACCCTCATAATACTTTTGCAACGCTTTATGCTCTGCGTAGCTTTCGGTCTGAAAGTGCATAAAATGCGTGTTTGTCGCAGAGTGCAGCAGGGTTGATACAAAAGTAGCTGGATAGTCCATTTAAACCTCGTTTTCAATGGTGGCTACTGTAATTGTACAACCACCTCCCTTTTTAATCACCCCCCTGTTGATGTATATGCGGTCAAATTGACTGTCATCGTCAAATAGTCCTGCGTCCTGCAAGCTGTCAAATAACGCTTTAAGACGGTTATCTAGGTCAATAGCACGTTTGTCCCTTGGGAAGATGGTTATTGATGCACCTAGCCGTTCTTGACCAAACTTGGGTAAGTTGTGCGTTGCAACATACTCTTGTATTGCAATTTTGTATTCCCTACCCCCTGCGGATAGTACTGTTCGCCCCCTAAAGTTGCGCCAGTAGGTGTTCATGCTTGGGGGAAGTGGTAGTTCAAGGGTTACAAGCATAGAGCCTCAGTCTGTTCAAGCAAATCTTCTTCAGTTACGCCATAACGCTCTGCAAACGCTTTTTTGCCTAGTCCGTGTACGCCAGAATTACCCGTGTGGTGTTCTGGGCATAACGGTATAACAGGTGCGTTATCACGTTTCATGCCTAACCGTCTGATGTGGTGAATATGTGCAGGAGTTTCCCCATACCCAAGATGTCTGCATAGCGCACAACCAAGTTCTGCAAGTTTTTCGTAGTGCTTGCGTTCCGCTTTCTTCACGTTGTCATCCGTTCTAAGTGTCGATTGCTTGCTTGCTCTGTGCGGTACGCTTCAAAGCGCATTTTAGCTGCCTCTAGCCGCCATTTAATCGTTTCAGCAAGCTCTACCGCTTCACCGATAGCTTTGCATAAGTTTTGATAGTCTTGGTGAGCGTAGGCTTCCCGCTCTTGCGCCCCGATAGCGGTTTCGTAGCTTTGTTTCATCAGAATAGCTTTTAAACTGCTTTTATAGGTTTCAAGCTCTGCTACTTTACCTTTAGCTTTACCGTATTCCGGTGCATTCTTGTAGATGTAATTAATTGATTCGTGCGGGTCAAAGTCCATGATGTCCTTGAAATATTTGGCTACGTTTAATTAGCATTCGTTTTTCATGCAACCTACGACTGCGTTCTTTTGTTGTGTATGGTTCTGGTTTTGATGCGCTTTTTTGGTTTCCTACCGTGTATTTAGCTCTTAAATACAACCTTTTCCCTAGTGTTGCTCTTGTCCAATCACATACATAAATACGTTTAGTGCGCTTTAGTCTTGTAAGTACCGCTGCAAGGTTGTCATGCTTTAGGTCTAATTTGACGCAAATTTCTGCTTTAGTTAACTCTTGGTTTGACAACAACAACAGAACACGGTCAGTAGTGTTTCCCCATGCCCTCAATTTTTACGTTCCTCAAAGTTGTAAAACCAATCTTCACCCGATGACCATTTGCGTGTACCGTCTACCGTCCAAAAGGTTTGCGCTGCTTGAAAGTCTGGAAACTTAGTTACGGTTGGAATTAGTGATTGGTCATACCACAAGCACCGATTGTTGGGTTGGCAAGCAAATTGACCGTTTTCCAAGCGGATAAAGTTAAAACTCTTGTGTTCTTCAGCTTGCTCAGTAAAGCCAGTATCAAGGTCTTGCCCGTCAGCGCAAAAGTCTACGGTAAAAAGGTAAGTGCCAAAATGCCATTGCTTATCTTTGCCTAAAAACTTAACTCCTAGGTTACGCAAGCCAATTTTTTCAATCACCGTAAACTTGTACCCCATGCAGTCCCATAGCTGGAGGGTGTCAATAGGTAAACTTGCAGGGCTGTCGGTGTGCCAAACATAAGCGTGGATAGGTAGTTTGTCGTACAACGCACCGTAATTTGGTAACAGGCTTTCTATGCGAAACACTTGACCCCGCAACGCTTTGATGCTGACCCAGATAGCAGGTTCGTACTCGCCATGTCCTTTAGTAAAGTTGTACAAAAACTCACGCCGTACAAAACATTTAAGAGGCGGGAGAGAGGAAACTATGTAGCTCATGTGTTGCGCTCCCGTAACATGGCTTCAATGGCGTATGCAAATTTCTTTATGGTTGGGTTATCAAAATCAAGTATTTTTACAATTTCCTCATCCGTCAGCCCGACCCAAGGCTTTTTGTATTTTTGTGTATCGTCATCAATCGTCAGACCATTAGGTCTATACGCCATGTCGGATGTGTTCCATTTTTTGGCTTGCTTGCGTTCTAGCTCGTCCCACGCTTCATCTTCAGTCATGGCTAATTTCCTTAAAAGTTTGGCGATTTCTTCTTGCTCTTGGTGCGTAACCCAAGCACCAGCTTCTAGTATTTCAGCGTAGCGAATGGCTGCTTTTTTCATGCCATTAGCTCAATTTTCTTATCGCTTGCCCAAAATAGTTGACCAAACATACCTTGATATTGTTTAGCAAGCGCAAGAGCGTCATAAGTCGGTTGAGTGTTGCGAGGTATTTTGTACACCCGAACAAAGCGACCACCATGCTTTAATCCTGTGTCGTGCCTAGCCATGTCTAAAAATTGCATAGACTTTTGACGCATGATGTTACGCAAATTAGGTTCTGAAATACCACTAATTTGCGACAATTGCCTAATGCTGACCCAATCCGTTTGTTGCTCAAGAATTTCAATCAGTCTTGTTTGGTGTTTTACTCTCATGTTTTGTTGTCCCGTCTGGATAAAAAAGCGTATTGTGTATGCGACTTGGTGCGTTAAGTATGGTCATGCTGCCCGGTCTTATGTGTTTTTTTTGCAAAACCAATAGAGGCCTATCAAACTTATGTATTTTGTCTGTTTTTTTCATTTTCAATTCTTTCTACAGAGGCTCTGGCCTCTTCCATTGTTTCTTCATCAATTCCATTGACTTTTAATACATAGCAATCTTTGATTACATATGCTAAATTTTTTTTTTCATCTTTAACCACTTCGTGGTAATTACTTTCAGC